GCTATTCGCCTTGCCTTGTTAGCTTGCTTACGTGCAATCCTATCGCCTTGCTTCCATGATAATTCTGCTACACATTCCTGACAAAAACCATTACTTAGAATGTGAACTCGCATTGCTCCAGCTCTACATTTTTTACAACTACTCATTTTCTTTCTCCTTTTTTTTACCGTTTCCATGATGCCCATACTTGGCATTGCTTATATGAATTGTGTAATTTTTTTTATTTTGATTCATGGAACCCTCATCAATACAGTTCTCTGATTCGGATGCAACAAAGAGTTGCCTCTTAAAGTAAACCCATAACTTGCACCTACTTGCTGTTGTAATTCTATCAACTCATTCATCAACAATCCCTCAGCAGGTATTTTACTATCTAATTCTTTATGAGCATCGCAAGTCCTAGCTCCTGATGCAACAACTAACGTGTATCTGAAAGGCTTCTTACGAACCCTCTCCTGTTTCTGATATGATGCTAATCTACCTTCATTAGTTACATTAATTATTTCAGTTCTCGCAATCCTAGTTAATTTGTAAGCTTCTGTGTTAATCACCTTTTGCATTTCTGCAACCGTGTTAGGAATACTACGGCCTTCTACTATAGCATTGTTAATCTCAGCATTCAATTTTGCACTAAGTACGGTAGACAACTCATTGTAGTTATTTGTTTGCACTTGACCTGATTGTAAAGCCCTAATTGCATCCTCATCTGCCTGATCAAAATCTATCGCTAATGTTTCTGCTTTAAATACTAAATCACTCGTTTCTTCTTTTTTGAGGCTGTTTATCCCCCCTTTTTTCTTATCAGCAGCATTTATCTGACGTACTCTAGCCCTTGCCCATGAATATCCTGCATCACCACCCCAAAGTAAATGTGCAACATATCCTGCACTTGGATTGTTAGGATTGCCCCAATCTTTGCCTTGCCTGTCTACTTGATGCCTGTCAAAGAATGCTTTCATACGTTTTACAGTTTTAGGAGATAAGTTCTTACGATTCTTAATATCTCTAGCTCTCGCAACTCCTATCTCAGTTCCACCTCTGCCAAACTCTTTACGATACTCTAATCCTTTAGCAGCTTCTTTAGCCATTGCTGATGTTGGCTTAAAATTAATATGAGAGTACTTATCCTGTTTCTCTAACACTTTAACCTTATCTTCTGATGCTGCTGATTTAAAACCATGAATGTAAGCATCTCGCATTTCATCATTTACCAAATTTCTAAGATCCTGCGATAATGTAATCATCAACATAGGTAGCATTTCATTTAACTCTGAAAATGATTTGGCAGTACGAAGCCTATTTACTTCTCTCTTAATAGTAATTGCTAAATTTCTATCTAAGGCTGAAACAAGTCTGCTCGTTTGCTTGGCTCCTCTTCCGCCTGCGACGTTGGCAAACTTGCTAAGTTTGTTTCTGGTAATATTAACTCTCCTTCTTCATCTAAATCTACAGTAATTCCTACACCCTGAAATGCAGCAATAACATCTGCTTTAGTTCTTAAATTTGCTAAATGTAGTTGCTCATTACGTTCATCAATATCATTGAATACAACTTCCCAATCTGTTACTTTTAAAATATCTGCTAACGGCTCAAAGAAACCTTTGACCAATATTTGTTGTGTTTCTGTAATTGTTCTATCCATCATGGATAACTGTTCACCCTCTGCATTTAATCCACCAACACCAGATACATCACCAACTGCTAATGGCATAATTCCATACGCTGCGTTAATATCCTGATTAATTTTATCCATATACGGGATCATACCAGATTCATTCTGACTTGGCATAATAGATACAAACTTAGCACCAGACTGTCCTTCGCCTGATGATATAATAGGAACAAAGTTAGGGTTTCTCCTGGTTTCTTCAGCTATGTACTCTCCCAATCTATTAAGAGCCGTTTCATCTAAGTTAGGAATATCTAAGAAACCTTTAGGTGGTCTTTCTAATCGAAACAATTTGTTTTGATACGCTTCAATCGCTAAAGCAGTTTCTATTTTTTTAGAAAGACCGATAATTGGTGATTCTCCATAAAGGCGAGCTGTAGAACTATATTTGTTAAAATGTATTATCTCATCCCTTGCAAAAGGAATGTCGCCTTCTGCATCTTCAAATGTGTAAGCAATTAATTCTAATTTAGTTCCACATTCAGAACAAGCTGAACCATTAGCTGTCTTTCTGCAAGTAGGACAGAATCTATTTTGGGTCTGAAATTTACCAAACCTGTCTGTGTTAAATCGCATGTACTTAGAATCTTCAACCCATAATTGAGATACTTGCTTTCCTAATATTCTACCTGATTCATCTTTAACATAATCATAAACAATAGACACCCAAGCATCATCAAATACTTCTAATTGCCTAATAAGAGCTTTACAAAATTCAGCTCCTGTTAAATCTGTTTCACCATTAGAAGGGTCCTCTAACAAACGTTCAAACAAGTTTTGTTGATCTGCACTTGGATTTTCTACAGTTTGTTCTAACCTGTATCCTTTAGCTACAGTTTGTGATGCTATCCTGGTCACAACTGTTTGTAAATGAGAATAATTAGTAGCTAAATCTTCTAAATGATGTAAATTATAAGGTGGGTCGATGCGCATTGGCCCAGTGCTTCCCATCGCTGGAGCCATATCATAAACAGGAGTTCGAGCTTCTTTTTCAATCTTATTCATGTTGCCTTCTAAATATGCCTGAACACGGCTTTGCTTTGGCTTGCTCCTAAATCTGTCAAAGAATCCCATACTACCAGTCTGGGTCAGACCTCTTTGCTCTAATAAGCCTTTCTCTATTATCGGCTTGATATATGTAGTTTTTAATCGCAGGCTCTAAGAATTTAGCGACAGTGACTCCGTGCGTTTTAGCTAATACTTTAACATCCTCTCGAACTCGGTTGTCAATGCCTTTTAACTCTAATCGAGCCATTAAGACGACAGACCTCTTTGAATGCTTCGTATAGCAACATTAGCCATGCCAAAAGAATGAAAATTGGTGTAAAGGCCTGTCATCGGTATTGCTAATGCCCAGTGCCCTTTATATATTTTGTTTAGTCTGCTAAACCGTAATCACTGTAGTCATCCTGTAGCCTTTCTCTTTTATCTCGAATGGCTTTAGATGGCCTAAATTCTTTGTATTTATTTTGAACTTTTCTTCTAGCTCTCTGTATTGTTTCTGTGTTTGGAGCATAGTGGAGCAGATCATACAAATCAGATAAGAACTTCTCATTCTCACACTGCTTTCCACTGTTGCTTGTTGCTAAATAATATTCTCTTAAAACAAGATACTCTAAGTAAGTAGTGCTGTCCCTGCATACTATATTGTCTTTGAGATGTTTACGAACTACATCTTCTGTCTTATCTAAATTTTTAAATGCATCATAAGCCATTTTTTATATCCTCCTTAATCTGGGTAGTCCATGCTTGAGTCGATTCTACTGATTTTAATTTTCGCATATTTCTTTCTCCGTTTTTACAAACACTTTTAGTCAAACATACCTCTCAATGCCCAATTCTTAAAATCTCTTTTGGTTAATAAATATTCTCTCATTACAGATACTTCATCTTCAATCTTCTTTACTCTATCATAATATAAATCATGTAGCCTAGAAAAGTCAGATCTGAGAAGATGGATTCTTTGCCTTAACCATTCTTTCTCTTCTTCATGCTGGTCTTTCATTTCCTGTATCTCCGCTACAAGCTTAGCTATGGTTGATGCCATTTATTCAACCTCTGGTATTATCAACTGTCTAACTCTAACATCTCTTTGAAGAGTTTCTGACCATCGTGGTTCCCAATCGGTCTCCCAATCTATCTTGATTTGGTCTCCTGTCCAAACCTTTTCTACAACTCTGCCTTCATCACTTGGCCTTCCTCCTAATTCTCTTCCAGAATCCCAATCCCAACCATCATCTAAACATAATATTTCAAAATGTGGATCAAAAATAAGACCTTCAACTTCAAGCCAGTAATGTGTGCCTCCTTTTATTTTTCCTTCAATAAATCTAACTTGTTTCTTTTCAGATGCTTTTAATTTTCTTATAACACTGAAACAAGTCCACCAACATCTGTTTTCTGCTGGATGAATTTTTGGATATACTTCGTAAAGTATTTTTTCAGGCAATGTAAATTTGTTTTCCATTTTTGTTTTTTTCCTTTGCCACATCTTTTGTGTGGTAATTCTAAGATAGGGTGGGGTTATATAAGCTTTACTATACAACATTACCCACGATTTCCTACCATCTCCCCCACCAATGGCGTATATATCATGTCCATCTTACATCTATAACAATCTACCATCGGCCTTCCTTCTTTCTTCTCACTAAAAATAAAATGATCTTCATCTATCAATCTATGCTCTTCTTCCCAACGTTCTCCGCAAACAAAACAATCAAATCTCCACCTCATAGTCTCTCCAAGCATTTCTTACAGTTTACAAAATATTTGTTTTTCTTAGACATTACACGATATTCTGCTTCTGTGCAAGGATAACCACATAGTGTCATGTTTGGCTCATTTGATGCGAAGTGTTTACGCTTCATTAATCTATTGTAATGACTGACCCCTTAAAGCAGTTGTTGATGTCAGATACTCCGTATTTTAATTTAGTATAACAATGTTTACAGTGTATTCTGTCTTTTGCTATGTTGTCCCATTTGCCTAACGGATCGTTGCATTCGGCACAAGCTTTCCATTCGTCTTTTGTTAAAGTATTACCTTTGTTCACACTAACACCCCCACTTTTCTACAAGAGCAAAAAATTTGTCTTGTGCTTTCATATTAGATCTAGCTCTTGCTTTTTCTAATCTTTCTATGTGGTTTGCTAATGCAATCCAAATTCCTTCAGATACGTTTCCTTTTCCGTATTCTTCTTTCATCCAACTAAGGATGTATTGTTTCTCTTTGTTTACGCCTGCGTCTAACAAATGCTGTTTTCCTTTTGGGTCGTAGTTTTTATTTCGGGCCAATTTTCTCACCTTTGGTTTTGTGGCCTTTTTGGGAAGGGCAAGGCCAAACCCTTCTTGCCATTTGTAACACCTCGCAAGAGAAGGTTTGCAACGGGGAAATCAAACCCGTTGTTACAATTCAATACTTTACTACGGTTATATAAAGGTTTAAAGAACTATTTGTGCTTAGCTCTGTTTTTTCTAAAGCCAATTACAATTCCAAAAGGTTATAGCATCAGAAGTTATCCCAGCTTGTTATTCGTATTCCACGCTTATCTATTTCTTGCAAAGCCAACTCGCACATCCACAAAGATATTACTGCATCTGATGTATGTCCATCTAGTCTGCCATTCTTTCCCCACATTAACCTAGACAAACCTTCTACCAATTTCCTTGATCCCACAGGCCCTGACTTATTTACCGACTTATTCCAGGGTATAATGTATTTGCCTTGTTCTAATGCTAACGCAATTCTAGGAATACCAATCTGTGCGTGATGTTTTTCTGAACCTGTCCTATGTCCTTTGACAGGCAAAGATGCCAAGTCTTTAGCTGCGTGTGCTACTAATCTCTGGAACCCATTGGTTTCTACCATTATCATAGTTGGATTGTATTTGTTAGCTAAATCCACCAAGTTCTTTACCTGAGCAGTTAGCCAACCTGCTCCTTCTGCTTTTACCTTACCACACCACTGATAAATCAGGTGACGCATTTTTGTATCTCTATCATACGACAATACACTGTATGCAGTTTCATCATTTGCAGTATCTAATCCAACTGCCAAATCAACACCTATAACAATATCTGTATTTTCTAAAGGATTGTCAAAACCTATGGACTCATCTAAACAAGGCTCTATTGTATTCCACGGAATAACTGCTGTTTCTGGATCAAGTGGATTTAACAAATATTCTGACTCAAAAGCTCTACTTCCCATAGCGTGCCGTTCTGCTTCTAATCTATCTTCATTCCAATATTCAGGCCATCTAGGTGTTCCATCTTCTTTTACAGCAGGATGCCAAACGTGTGACCAATCAGGACTCTGCCTTACCCAATCCGTAGCATCTCCTATTCTCTTTTGTGTTCCTATCAATAATATCTTGCCTTCAGGCAACCTCATTGGCATTACAACTCTTTTGATATAATGAATAACTCTGTCATCAGTCATTCTAGGAAACTCCTCTAATATATCATCTAAAATAATTAAGTGAACGTGTGGCCCTTCCAAAGATTTAGATGTAGACGCAGCTCTCAATCTACTACCATTGTTAAAGAACTTCTCACTCTTCTTCCATGATCCCCCATCTTCTTTACCTTTTATGAAACTAGACAAACGCCATGAACGTTTACACAATTCCTCAAACTGTTCTAACTTATCTATTGCCTGGTCTAATGTTGCAGATACATACAATGCTCTAAAGTTAGGATATTTATGCATCATATACGCACAGTAAGTCAAAGTAAATGTAGTCTTAAGATGGCCTCTCGCACACATTATTCCTACGTAATGTTTGTTATCTTTAATTGTATCATACCATTCTTTATGCATTTTACCTAATGGAACAAAGTCACTAGGCTCTTGCCTCATAAAATCTGTAAGAACATCGCTAGCAAAATCCATAAAATCAAGATCTTGCTCAGCTAAACCTTTAGCTAAAAAATGCTGTGTAAATAATTCTAATCCTTCGATATTAGACACTCGTCAATATACTC